GGACACATGGGGTTACAGCTCTAAGTATAGTAAGTCTGATGAAGTCAATACCTATCAACTGGAGGAGTTAGTGATTGACTATCCTCACAAAATCGCACAGCTACTTGATGCTTACGGCTTTACCCCGTACAGCCTCATGGAGGAGTGCCAGATAGATGATATGTCGCAATACTACAACTACTACGACAACTATGGTTCTAGGCGTGGTAAAAAATATTTAGGCTGACCCCTTGACAAACATACGAGTCAACCTATATATACTTTAAGTAACTTAGGGTATTTAATATTTCTATAGAAATAATATATACTTTAAGTATAACTATAAGTTTCTACCCTTAGCTCAACTGGATAGAGCAGCCGACTTCTAATCGGCAGGTTGTAGGTTCGAGTCCTACAGGGTGGGCCAACTTATGGAGGTAAACATGGACGATCCACATGATGACTGTTCACATTGGATAGGATTAATATGAGATTTAAGACAGCAGTAGATCAGTACTTACACACAAGACAGTTTGCATCACTTGCAAGATCTTCTCAAAAGGGTTATGAATTATCCTTAGCATCTTTCTGTCGTATGTCGGTAAATGGTAGAACTTTAGGTAACATCAGCATACACAATATCAATGTTGCTTTGTGTACTGAGATCTACGACACTTGGGAACTAGAAACATCTACCGCTAACGCTAACCATAATGCCAGAATATTTTCTGTCGTAATGAACTACCTGATCACTATGGAGAAACTTACTGTCAACCCTATGGCCAGGGTACGTAAACGCACCAGTGAACCACGTTCTGTAATCTGGACACACGACCAAGTACTATCATTCCTTGACAAAGCATTCACTAAGTTTGAATGGAGAAACATTGGACTGATTGTCCTGATGTGCTATGAGTGGGGCCAACGTCCAGTAGACATACGCAACCTTACTTGGGATCAGATAGATCTTGATCAGGCTGTAGTGACAATCACACAAACTAAACGTGGTGCTACTGTTGAGTTACCAATACCAGACAATTTAATCGCCATGCTAAAACAGCAGAAAGAAGACTGGGACTTCCAACCCTACGTAGTACCTCACCACAGGCCACAGGACAACGCCTACAGGCCGCTAACGATTGCCCAGATGGTCACACTGCTTACAGAGGTAAAGGCTGCTACTGGGCTTCCTGATGACCTTAGAGTGGGTGACCTGAGAAAGACAGCGATTGTACAAATGATTGAAAGTGGTGTAGACCATCTTGCAATTCAATCTGTTTCAGGGCATAAGAATGTACAGAGCCTAAACCCTTACAACAAGTTTAGTTTGAAAACCGCAAAGTCTGCACTGGAGAGGAGACAAAAAGGATGATTACAGCAACATACATTGACCACATGGGCAGTGACCTGTCTGTAGTAAACGCAGCACGGGTGAGCTTTGGTAAAAAGTCTGAGTACATTTACTCTGGGGTTGATACTAATGGCCCACTAGAGAAAGCATTACATCAACGTGACGTGAAGCTGATCCGCTACCTAGCCAAGCACAAACACATCAGCCCATTCGGTCATGCCTTTGCATCGTTTCACGTCAAGGCACCAATCTTTGTAGCACGTCAACTTGTGAAGCATTCCTATCTCAGATGGAACGAAATATCGAGGCGATATGTGGATGATGAACCTGATTTCTATGTACCTGACGTATGGCGAGGCCGTAGTGCTGATAAAAAGCAGGGTAGTGATGGTGTTGTTGATGGGGTGTGGGATCTAGAAGTTGCAACAGGAGCAATAAAAACAGATGCGTGGGGTGAAATGATCATACCATACGAGGGTGTTACAACTTGCACTATGAACTTTATGGAAGCCCAGATGCAATTCTACGCACAGTTATTAGAACATGGCGTAGCACCAGAACAAGCCCGTATGGTACTGCCACAGTCAACCATGACTGAGTGGTACTGGTCTGGATCACTGGATGCGTTTGCTCGTATGTGTCACCTACGGTGCAAGCCTGATACACAGTACGAAACAAGGATTGTGGCTGAACAGATTGATGATAAGATGATGGAGTTATTCCCTGTGTCTTGGGAAGCATTAAGGGCGTATGAAGAATGATGAATGAGGACGTAGGTGTAATTGGTGTCGAAACCGTAGAAGAACACGAAGATGGTAGTGCAACATACAAGTTTCACATGGATGCAGATGCCCGTGGATTACTGGCAGAGGAAGGCTTGAAGCTAGTCCTATACTGCGCAGCCGCCAAGCTAGACATGGGCTTGGTGTACGATTTTATCACAGACCACATGAGGTACGAGAATGACAAAACTACCTGAAGGACGTAAGCCACTACCTGACGAATGGTTTATTGATAGAGCTAAAAGGATTCAACCAGAAGAAAAGTTGCAAAAGTGTGTTAGTTGTGGTAAACCATCTAAGCTAGATTTTTGTGACTTTTGTCTGAAGGAAGAATGATGTATACGGTTGAGATGGATTTTGACTCTGCTGTAATAACTGTGCTAGATGAAAAGGCACGTCATGAAGATATAAAAGTTATTATAGAAGATAGTGGTGTGGTTTTTTTGGTACAGTATGATGAGAATCTCAACAAGAACCATGTAATCACCATATCTTTTCAGCAGTATGTTGATATGGTAGCTGCTCTACAAAGTCCCGAAGGAATATTTAAACTGGAGGTGAAACGTGGCAAGTAATGATAACCCACACTTAGCCTGTCCGTATGTTGATTGCGGATCAAGCGATGCATTTAATTGGAATGATGATGGCTTTGGCCACTGTCACTCCTGTTCGAGAGCCTATCCATCCAAAGACATGTCAGAGGTATTTGAATGGGTGAAGGCTGAATATCCACTCAAGGAGAGGAGAAACCCTATGGAAATACCTATAGTGTCACAGACACACCAAGGCATACGTGGGCTTGATGCTGACGTTGCTGAACTGTATGGCATTGCCTTACAGATGGGTGATGACGGTAGGCCTGTACGTTATGCCTACAAGTATCCGCACACAGTTAAGTACCGATTAGTTGACGACAAGTCTAAGTCATGGACGAAGGATCGGGGCATGGGTATGAATCACCTGTTTGGCCCAGAGTTTAATGCAGGTACAAGTCACCGTATCTATTTAACTGAGGGTGAGTTCGATGCCGCATCTCTCTATCAGATTCTGGGTAAGACATTCCCAGTAAAGTCCCTGCCTAGCGCATCTATTGGTGAGAAGTTCATCAAACACAATCACCTATACTTGTCGTCGTTCAAAGAGATCATCTACGCAGGTGAGCTTGATCCTGCTGGACGTAGGGCAGCTGATAAATTGTACCAAGCATTCCCAGATAAGTTCTGGTATGTTCCAATGTCCAAACACAAAGATGCCAATGACTTCCTGCAAGCTGGCGATGGCAACGAATTAATGTGGGCAGCAAAGAAACCTCAGCGGTATAGTCCTGAGAACTTCTTCTGTTCCCGTGACGATTTCTCTTTAGCTCTACGCACAGAGAATCCTTATGAGTATGTACCCACTGGTCATTCTGGCCTTGATGAAAAAATTCGTGGTATGGTTAAGGGTGGTCTGACGTTTATCAAAGCACCTCGTGGTACTGGTAAGACTGAGGTGATTCGATACTTCGAGACAGGCTTGTTACAGAATGATGGTGTCAAGGTGGCACTACTACACATGGAGGAAATGAAGTCCACTACACTACGTGCTATGGCTACGTATGAGTTAGGTGTCAACGTTCGTACTAAAGAAGATGCGGAACGTAATGGCTACACTCTTGATCAAGTTGAGGCAGCAGCTAATAAGATTGCTGATTCTGACAACAACCGCACGATCATCTTTGAGATGCAGTCACATGATGATCCACTAACATTACTAGACTATACACGTATGGCAGTTACTTCATTCGGTGCTGACTTTGTGTTTGTGGATCACGTTCAACGTCTTGCTTACCTGTCTAGTACAGGTGTTGATGGTGCTACCAGTACACTTACCACACTAGGCTCACGCATGGCTCAACTAGCCAAAGAGTTAAACATAGGTGTGATCTTTATATCACAGGTAAATGATGATGGACGTACAAAGTATGCTGCATCTCTTGAAGAAGAAGCCATTATTTGTGTAAAGATTGAACGTGATACTGAATCTGACGATGAGATAATTCAGAACACTACTGAATTTATTGTTGACAAAAATCGCCCATTTGCTAAATTGGGTAAAGCAGGGTCGGTCTACTATAATCCAGAGACAACGATCCTAAGTGAAGAAACACCTTATGAAAGGAGTGATATAGCAGCATGATTGTATTCGACGTAGAAGCTGATGGACTACTAGATCAGGCTACAAAGATACACTGCTTATCTTATACCCATGATGGTAAAGATTATAAAACTCTGTTTGACTATTCTGATATGCGTGATCTTATACTTACTCAGCGTGGGTTGGTTGGTCACAATATTATTAGATATGACATACCATTACTAGAAAAGATTTTGGGTATCAAGGTGACAGCACGTCTCTTTGACACACTACCAATGTCTTGGGTTCTAAATTATGATCGACCTAAGCATGGCCTTGAGTCTTTTGGTGAGGACTTTGGTATTCCCAAACCTCAAATTGATGATTGGTTAAACTTAACTCAAGAGGAGTATGCTCACAGATGCAGGGAAGATGTAAAAATAAACTGGTTCTTATGGCAAGACGTTCTAAAAAGATTCATGTTTATATACAAAGACAAGGAAAGCCTAGACAAATTCTTTCGATACCTAGAGTTCAAGATGGATTGTGCCTCAGTAGCAGAAAGAGTTGGGTGGAAGTTGGATATAGACTTAGCACAGAAATGCGTTGATGACCTAACTAAACAAAAGTCTGAGAAAGAACTTGAACTTGTGCAGGTTATGCCAAAGCGCAGGGTTACTACAAAAAAGACTAAACCAAAAGTTTGCTTCAAGAAAGATGGTTCACCATCAACTCACGGCCAACGTTGGTTTGATCTATTGCAAGAGCATGGATTACCTATGCACTATGACGGTGAAGTAGAAGTCATTAAAGGTTGGGAAGATCCCAATCCAAACTCTACCGATCAAGTGAAAGACTGGTTGTACTCCCTTGGTTGGGAGCCATGCACATTTAAGTATGACAAAAATAAGGAGACTGGAGAAGAAAGAAAAATACCACAGGTTCGTAGGGAAGGTGAACTTACTGACTCAGTAAAACTCATTGCCGAAAAGAATCCTGCTGTTGAAGTTCTTGAAGGTTTGACTGTTATGCAGCATCGACTGAAGATCTTCGAAGCATTTCTTGAGTGTGAATACAATGGCTATGTTCGTGCTGAAGTTGATGGTCTTACCAACACTCTACGTTTCAAACACAAAAAGCCTTTAGTCAATCTGCCTGGGGTAGACAGACCGTGGGGTAAAGAAATACGTGGTTGCTTAATTGCACCAGATGGCTATATTCTTTGCGGTGCGGATATGACATCCCTTGAAGATACGACTAAGAGACACTATATGTATCCATATGATCCAGAGTATGTACACGAAATGTCTCAAGAAGGTTTTGATCCACACCTTGACTTGGCTAAACATGCGGGTGCTATTAAACAGTCTGACATTGACGCTTACAATCAAGGTCAACGTCCAGAACTTAAGGCACTACGTAAGAACTACAAAGTTGTGAACTACTCTGCGACTTATGGAGTTGGTGCAGCTAAGTTATCTCGTACTACGGGTATGGCTATACCTCATGCACAAGCACTACTAGATGCTTATTGGAAACGTAACTGGTCAGTTAAAGCATTTGCTGAGGCTCAAAAGGTACGTAAGATCGGTGGTGAGATGTGGGTACAAAACCCTGTCAGTGGCTTCTGGCATTCACTTCGTTATGAGAAAGACGTGTTCTCTACACTCAACCAATCTACTGGGGCATATTGCTTTGATAAATGGGTTGCTTATTATCGGACACGTAGGCCAAACATTATCGGTCAGTTTCATGACGAGTCTATCAACCTGGTTAAGGTTGGCGAACAAAATGAGCACAGTGCTGTACTGCAATGGGCTATCGAAAAACTTAACCAAGAACTTAAATTAAATGTTGACTTAGGTATTGATATTCAGTATGGTCAACGCTATAGTGATGTACACTAACTATGGAGGGCCAAATGGCTACACGTAAAGTAAAACTAACTGGTATTGCTGAATGGGCAAAAGTATTCACACAGAACCGTGATATGGAGGGTTTTGATGGAGCTTACCGAGATTGCAACGGTGCTTGCACTATCGATCTCATCCTTGACGATGAAAACCTAGCTTTGTTAAAAGCTTCACGTTCTATGAAACGTGGTGTACCTGATACAGAAGGACGTGGTACTAGAGTAAAATTGGTACGTAAGTATGACACAGGAAAGGATTGGGACAGTGGTGCACCTATTGTTAAAAAGTCTGATGGTAGTAATTGGGATTACAGTCTTGATGGCACCATTGGTAATGGATCTACTGTAGAGGTTGTCCTCTCAGTCTATGATACTAAAATGAAAAGTATTGTAGGTACACGGCTTGATGCGGTTACAGTTATTGACCATGTTGAGTACGTTGCGGATGCTGTATCAGATGATGCTTCGCCATCTGTTGCGGTTGAAAATAAACAAAGCGAAGTGTTATTTTAACCTCCTCCCAAAACAACTAGTGGCCCCCTTCGGGGGGCTACCCTTTAAGGAGATAAAATGAAAAAGATTGATACACTAGTACAAGACCTTGAGTCTGTAATCTACGGGCTTGGCGGATGGTCTGGAACCGTAGGTTCAATATTGGGCACTAACATTGCCATGTCTGCCAATAAACGATTTAGTAAGCCACAAGAACCCCGTGGGTATCTATCTCTTTCGTCTATTGGAACGCCATGTAAACGTAAGTTATGGTATAGAGTAAATAAACCTGACTTTGGTGAACCCCTTGCAGCTAACATGCTGTTAAAGTTTTTCTACGGCGACATGATCGAAGAGCTAATCTTAGCTATGGTCATTGCCTCTGGTCACGAACTCAAGGGTACTCAAGACCGATTAAATGTTCACGGTATTCGTGGGCATCGTGACGCAGTGATTGATGGTATGACCATTGATGTTAAGTCCTGTAGTCCATATGCATTTAAGAAGTTTAGGGATGGTGAGTTACGTGACAACGATCCTTTTGGTTATGTCAGTCAACTAAGTTCTTACGTCTACGCAGGTAAAGATGATCCGTTAGTTACTAATAAAACACACGGTGCATTTCTTGCTGTTGACAAGGTTAACGGTGACATCTGTTTAGATGTGTATGACTTTAGTAAAGAGTTAGAGACTAAAGAACAGGAGATGCTAGATGCTAAAGAACTGGTAGCTGGCGACATACCTACTGATCGTATTCAACCTGTACCTGCAAGTAAGGCAAGTCCTAATACTAAGTTGGACAAGTCATGTCAGTTCTGTGAGTATAAGAAAGTTTGCTGGCCTAACCTGCGTATGTTTAAGTATTCCTACGGTATTGAATACCTAGTACATGTAGAAAAAGAACCAAAGGTTGAAGAGGTGTTTGATGACACGGGCAGCTAAGGCTAAGGGACGTGGTGGACAGAATGAAATCAGAGACAAACTGTTGGAAACGTTCCCTGAGTTTGAACCTGACGATATAAAGTCTACAACTATGGGGGACACTGGGGAAGATATCCAGCTGTCCCCTGCAGCTAGAAAAAAGATCCCCATTACTATTGAGGTTAAGCGTAGAAAATCTGGAATGAAAATGGCCTACGATTATATAGAGCAAGCAAAGAAACACAGTAAAGGGGAGCCAGTTGTATTCTTTCGTGCAGATAGAAGAGATTGGATAACAATGATTAGTCTTGATCATTACATGGAGTTATTAAAGAAATGGAAGTAAAGATATGGGGAGTCACTGAAGGTCCGATAGCTATTGAAGAAGTTTCTGATGAAGATTTTCTTTTAGCACCAGAAAATGCAAAGTATTTTATGGTTTGCAGAACAGAAATAGACGGTGTTATCGGTGAAGATAACTTTTGGTTCGAAGACTTTGATGATGCTTATGAATGGAAAAAGCATTTTATGAAAAACATTGAACCCATCGTTGTTGACATGGATGCCACTAGTGAGTATAACTAGGAGTCTTTCTGATGAGGTTTGAGCTATCTATAAAAATTAAGGTAGATCCTGAAGCAAACTTTTTAGAAACGTTTGGTGATAACTGCGATGTTATTTCCGAGCTTGTTGCAGCTAGTCTATACGATATAGACGATATTATTGTAGAGGAATGTGAGGTAAAAAGTGTCGAATGAATCCAACTTAGAGGTGTGGGAATACTACAATCAGGCGTACAAAGAGCGCATGACTTTAAATCAGTATCAAGATGCTGCATCTAAAACTGCTATCTATAACAGCAATCACAGTATTCTGTATCCTGCGTTAGGACTTGCTGGTGAAGCTGGTGAAGTTGCCAACAAAGTTAAGAAAATGCTTCGTGATGGTAACTTTGATCGGCAAGGTATTGCAGCAGAGATTGGCGACGTACTTTGGTATGTAGCAGCCTTGGCTAGAGATCTTAATATTGATCTGCATGATTTAGCCTTTGCCAATTTAGAAAAACTTTATAGCCGCAAGGCTCGTGGAACTTTAGGTGGATCGGGGGACAAAAGATGAGCAACTACCTACCAACAGACTATCAATCCTTTATTCACAAGTCACGGTATGCTAAATACTTTGACGGTAAGGGACGTGAGAACTGGGACGAAACAGTTGAGCGTTACATGGATAACGTTGTACGTCCAGTAGCAGGTGACGACAGCTATATTAACCAGATCCGTGATGCTATCCTTGGTCTGGAAATCATGCCATCTATGCGAGCTATGATGACTGCTGGCCCTGCCTTGGAACGGGACAACACAGCAGGTTATAACTGTTCGTATCTACCCGTAGATGATCCCAAGAGTTTTGACGAGGCTATGTTCATCTTGTTGTGTGGTACTGGTGTTGGGTTTTCTGTTGAACGTCAATTCATCAGCAAGCTGCCAGAAGTACCACAACTGTTCGAGAGTGATACCACAATCATCGTTAAGGACAGTAAAGAAGGTTGGGCTAAAGCTTTCCGTCAAGTATTGGCTCTCCTCTGGGCAGGTGAGATCCCGAAGTGGGACGTATCAAGGGTTCGTCCTGCAGGTGCTAGACTAAAGACGTTTGGTGGTAGGGCATCAGGTCCAGCACCTTTAGTTGAGTTGTTTAACTTTGCTGTATCTACATTTAAGGCCGCACAAGGACGTAAGCTATCCTCACTAGAGTGTCATGACTTGATGTGTTTTATCGGTCAGATTGTCGTAGTTGGCGGTGTACGCCGCTCTGCAATGATATCTCTATCTAACCTATCAGATGACCGTATGCGTCATGCTAAGTCTGGTCAATGGTGGGAGACAGCTGCACACCGTGCCTTGGCTAATAACTCTGTAAGCTATACAGAGAAGCCTGACGTAGAGACATTCATGCGTGAGTGGACAGCACTAGTAGAGTCTAAGTCAGGTGAACGTGGAGTATTTAATCGTGAAGCATCTAAAAAACAAGCTGCTAAGTTTGGCAGACGTGATCCGAACCAAGAGTTCGGGACTAACCCGTGTAGTGAAATCATCTTGCGCCCGTATCAGTTCTGTAATCTTACGGAGTGCGTTGTCAGATCGACGGATAATATCAAGGATCTGGAACGTAAAGTTCGGTTGGCAACAATCCTTGGCACTATACAATCTACATATACAAAGTTCCCGTACTTGCGAAAGGTGTGGCAGCGAAATACCGAAGAAGAACGACTGCTCGGTGTGTCTCTCACGGGGATAATGGATAACCCTCTATTAACGGTAAAAAACAATGGACTACAAAAAACTCTTGAACATCTTAGACAGATTGCAGTGGATACTAATAGTGAATGGGCTGATCGTCTTGGCATTGAGCGTAGTGCTGCTATTACGTGTGTTAAGCCAAGTGGAACAGTATCCCAACTCGTTGACTCTGCCTCTGGGATACATGCACGACATTCACGTTATTACATTAGAACCGTTAGAGGAGATAACAAAGACCCACTTACAAAAATGATGATAGACCAGGGCATACCTAACGAGCCTTGTGTATTCAAAGGGGACACTACTACAGTGTTTAGCTTCCCACAGAAGTCACCTGACAATGCTGTAACACGTAACGATATGACAGCTGTCGAACAGCTAGAGACATGGCTAACATATCAGCGTCATTGGTGTGAGCATAAACCCTCTGTGACTATCTCTGTGCGTGACCATGAGTGGCTAGAGGTTGGTGCATTTGTGTACAAACACTTTGACGAGATGTCGGGTGTGTCATTTTTGCCACACTCTGATCATACTTATCAGCAAGCACCGTACCAAGACTGTAGCAAGAAAGAGTATGAGGAACTACTATCATACATGCCTAAGTCTATTGACTGGTCTAAGCTATCAGAGTATGAGCAAGAAGATAACACTGTAGCTATGCAGACAATGGCTTGCTCTGGCGACTCATGCGAAATCGTAGACCTCGTGTAGGTAATGTCCCCTCACCCTGTGTAAAGGTTTGTCGTATTGATGACGATGGCTTTTGCATAGGGTGTAGAAGGACACTAAATGAGATACGTGACTGGATGATAATGTCCGAATACGAACAAAAGAAACTTAAGTATGAATTGCTGTGGAGGCAAGAAAATGTGGGTAGTAATATCTCGAAACCAGTGTAACTTCTGTGACTCAGCCAAGGCCTTCTTAAAAGGTCAGGGCCAATCATTTACTGAGTACAATATTCAAACAGATAGCAGTAGGTGGCTATTGACATTACTTAAAAAAGCAGGGTATACTACAGTACCACAAATCTTTAAACCCGATGGTACTCATTTAGGTGGGTACACAGAACTAAAGGAGTTTCTCATTGAAACCAGTCCGAAAGAGTTTTAATCGTGCTTTATATGAAGCATATGATTCACAAGCCAAAGATGCTCTTACAGAGTACCTTATAAAGAAAGGTCATACACTAGTTAGTACTGAAGAGAATTATCACGTCGATGTTGTATCTCAAAAACACGGCTACACATATTTCAATGAAGCTGAAGTTAAGGTGGCTTGGGATGGTGATTGGCCTGTGGATTGGAGAGAGATACGTATCCCCGAACGTAAGCAACGTCTACTTGATAAGTATCAAGGTGAGAACGGAGTGTTAAACTTTTACGTCTTTCGTAAAGATCTTAAACAAGCTTGGCGTATCAGAGACTTCCTACTAACTAAAGAAAGTCTTGGTGAAGCAAAAGGTAGATACATTAGGCAAGGTGAGTTGTTCTTTCACATCCCATATACAGAAGCGGAGCTTATAATTCTATGACAGACAATGTAAATAAACCTCTTCACTACGGTCAAGGTGATATTGAATGTATTACTTACATCAAAGATATCTTGACGGATGATGAGCTAATAGGTTATTATCGTGGTAACGTCACGAAGTATTTACATCGTTGGCGCTATAAAAATGGTTTAGAAGACTTGAGGAAAGCAAGATGGTATCTGGACGCACTTATACAACAGCAAAGCAAAAAATAAATCCGTTTAACGAGGGCTATCAAGCCTTCCTTATGGGAAACTTGGTTAATCCCTACCAAGATAACACAAAAGAGTTTAGGGATTGGGAAGTGGGCTTTAACAAGGCTTACTTCAAAAATAAGGAGCTAACGGTTGAAAGGGAACTTAGAGAAAGAAGCCAAGAAGTTTACGCAGCAAAAGCGTAAGGCTCCTGCAGAAAAAAGCCTAACCCCCAGAATTTACTTGGCGGGTCAGGCTTTAAGTGGTTTATTGGCAGGTGCTAGGGCAAGTAATGACATGCGTGAAATAAAAAGACAAGCGTATGATTGGGCAGATTACATGTTAGATGATGAGACATAAAAAGAGGGGGCCATGAAGCCCCCTTTTATTTTATTTACCGTATTGACCTGCCCCAACTTCTGCAGGAATTTTTAATAGTTTTATTTGATCTATTGTTGAGAGGTATTCTTTTAGAACATACAGTTCACCTCGTGTCATATCCCCAATCTCACCATCAAAGTTTAGTTCTTCAATGGCATCATCAAGTTTTTTATTACTGTACTTACCTGCTAATTCATACTGCAAATCTATAGTATCAAGTGGTCCCGAATACTGTAAATATAAAAAAGTTTTGGCTAACTCTTGAGCTTCAGGTAGTACCTCTTTTTTCCAATATAATCTTTGATCTTCAGTTGGCATTTTTCTAAATGCTTTACTATCCATCAAAGCAGAAGCTTTTGCTTCAATAATATCAAACAAGATACCGTTATATTCATTAGCAGCTTCTGGTGCTTTTGTTCTTACTGCTCTAGCAGCATTAATATCAAACTGATTATAACCCATCATGTTCATAACACGTTGTGTATCAGTAAGCCTTATAGTTCTTACACCTAATGACTTTGTAGATGTAATATCAGCTTCCCCTGTCGCCGCTTGCTTGAGTGTCTCACCGACTGGTTCACCAGTAAATAGTGGAATAATATTATCAATATAACGAACAGAGTCATTGTAGAATTTATTACCTTGATACCTATCAATAGGTCTAGCTTGTTCACCCCTAGCAATGCCAGCCAGTGTATTTACAGGCTCTACAAAACGTGTAACAGCTGAAATTTGTTGTGATGCAAGACCACCCATAGATTTACCAAAAGCTCTCCATGAGTCTTTCATATCACCTTGGAACATGTGGAAGAAGATGCTTGTAACATCTTGTTGAGTTCTGTCTAAGTTTCTCAAAACACCTTCCAGTGTAAAGTCTTTAGCAACTTGTGTAAGTAGTTCTGTAGGTGGTTCTTCCCCGTCCATATAGTAGGAACCAATTCTTGCCCAAGCTTTAAAGAATGAAACTGGGTAGTCATACTGACGAGTTATGACCTCACCACCAATAGATTCTTGATATAACCCTAAACCAGCTTTACGATTCTCACTTTCTTTTTGAACCATAGCAGAGGCTAGACCCCAAGATACTGCAGCCTTAGTAAACAATTCACCATAGCTTTTATCAGAGTATTTGCCCACTGCTTTACCTGCAATAGAAAGTCCAGTGGATTGTAATCCAAAATCAACAGTGTTGTTGAAGAATCTACCGAAAGGAACAAGCAAACCAATACCAGGAATGTTTCTAGCATCTTCAATTAC